ACACGAATTACTCTTATCGCTGATCCACTCAGTGCTTTGATTGTTCAGGCTGCTACAACTACAGGCGCAACAATGGGTGTGACTGCTGTTGATATGGCTGCTTCTCACTTCGGTTGGATGGCTGTCTCAGGTCCACAGGCTGTACTTACTTCAGGTACACTTGTAGTAGGTAACCATGCTGTACCTTTGGGTGCTGCTGGTGCTGTCGGTCCTGCTGCAGGGGATGTTATTCAGGTAATCGGTACAGTTATGATTGTTAACGTAACAACTGACTACTCACTGATTAACCTTTATGGCATTGTCTAGTGGTTAATTCCGTAGGCACATTCCAACCTAACACGTTACAGTGGAGTGTACAAACAAAAGTAACCGTAGATAATACTGCAGGTAACACTGCACATTTTACCTGCACTGGTTTTAGAGTTGTACATCTTCACGCTGACCAAGAGTTTTTAATTAACTTTGGTGCTGCAGCAGCAAACTGTGGTGCTAACGATTTAGAAATAGAGGCAGGTAATTACACTCTTGCAATCCCTGACGCTATTGGGGATGCTGTTATAATGAATATCTTAGCAGCTACTAGTGACAACGTAACGGTTAAAGTAGTACTCTCTTAAAAAAAGTGCAACCCTGATGTAATTGCATATCGGGGTTGCATTATTGTATGTTTTATGTTATAACTATGTATGATATAACTACCCAGAGTAACAAAGGTTACTGTTAACATGGAGATAGTTATGTTTAAAAAATTAATTAAAATGATTCAAATCAGTCAAGAAAAAAGAGTAGCTCACTGGCAGCTACGGAATATGTCAGACAATCAATTAAAAGATATAGGAGTTACTCGTGGTGAAATCGAAGGCAAAATCTACCGTCAATGCGGCGGGTAACTATACTAAACCATCTTTACGAAAAGGTCAATTTAGTAGAATTAAAGCAGGAACTAGCGGTGGAGCGGCAGGTCAATGGTCTGCACGTAAAGCTCAGATGTTAGCCAAAGCTTATAAAGCTGCAGGTGGAGGATATAAAAAATAATGAAAAAAGTATTAAAGTATTTTAAACGACTATGGTGTGCGCTACTAAACAAGAAGTGTAGCGAAGGTTGCGACTGCTGTTAGTATGGCTAAAGCAAAATCTCAACAGAGCCTAAGTAATTGGACAAAGCAAAAGTGGGGTACTAAGAGTGGTAAGCCCAGTGCTAAGAGTGGTGAGCGTTATCTACCTGCTGCGGCTATTAAGTCTCTTAGTTCTTCTGAGTACGCCGCTACAACCAGAGCTAAACGAGAAGGCACTAAGGCAGGTAAGCAGCATGTGGCTCAACCTAAAGGCATTGCGAAAAAGACAAAAAGATTTAGAGCCGCCAGAGGGGGAGTTGTAATATAATGGCCCATACTATTATTGATGACTATAAAATATTTCCACGGCTAATGATGCTTGTGGTAACAATTCTTACATACCAATCTGTGCATTGGTACATGGCCTTGCCTGATCCAACAAACGGACAGGCGGGCCTTGTGTCTGTTTGCATGGGAGCTTTAACTGGTTGCTTTGGTATCTGGATGAACAAAGAAGCAAAGAGTAGTTAGTATGATACAAGCATTAATAGGCCCACTATCAGGATTAATTGGTACATGGCTAAATGGTAAAGTCGAAACTAAAGCTGCTGAAGTTAAAGTTAAAGTTGCTAGAGCAGAAGCTGAAGCACAGATAATGGTAAGCAGAGCTACTAGTGAAGCTGATTGGGAAAAGATAATGGCCCAAGGCTCACAAGATAGCTGGAAAGATGAGTGGCTAACTATACTTTTTTCTATCCCACTGATACTTGTATTCACAGGTGATTGGGGTAGGGGTGTAGTAGCTGATGGTTTTGTAGCTCTGCAGTCAATGCCAGAGTGGTATCAGTATACACTAGGTGTAATCGTAGCTGCCAGCTTTGGCGTAAGATCAGCTACTAAGTTTTTTGGAAAGAAGTAACATGGCATTTAAACTAAGTGATAGAAGTATGGCTAAACTAGAAGGCGTTGAACAGGGTCTTGTAGATGTAGTAAAAGAAGCTATTGGGTTAACTAAAGTAGACTTTGGTGTTACCTATGGTATGCGTACTGCAGAAGAACAGCAAGAGTTATATGACTCTGGACGTTCACAAACATTAAAATCTAAACACTTAGTTGGTAGGGCAGTAGACTTAGTTGCATACTTTGGTTCAAACATTTCTTGGGAGCTAAATGTGTACGATGACATCTGTGATGCAATGGCAGAAGCAGCAAGACGACAGACTGTTGGTATCAAGTGGGGAGCAGCTTGGTCTGAGGGAGACATACGCATGTACAGTGGTACTGCAGAAGATTCAATGAATGCTTATATAGACTTGCGTAGGTCACAAGGTCGTAGACCATTTATTGATGCACCACATTTTGAGATGATGTAACATGGCTAGAGAATTAACAGAACGTCAACAAAAGTTTCTTGATGTCCTTATGGATGAAGCTGCTGGTAACATTACTGCAGCTAAAAATCTTGCAGGGTACTCACCTAATACACCTAACCGTGAGATTACCAGCAGTTTAAAAGAAGAAATAATTGACATAACACATAACTACTTAGCACGTAATGTACCAAAGGCTGCTATAGCTATGGTCAGTGCTTTGAATGATCCTACTGAGTTAGGTATTCGTGATAAGATGGCAGCAGCCAAAGAACTACTTGATCGTACTGGTTTAGTTAAAACAGAGAAGGTACAAGTAGAATCAAAGGGTGGCGTTATGTTAATGCCAGTTAAACAATCACAGGATGACGATGACTAAATCTGCAGGTCAATGGAAGTTACCCCAACCAACCGACATTAAAGAAGACAACGAGTGGGTTCCTATTCCACGTATATCAAGAACAGTACCCTTTGGTTATGAATTAGATCCTAATGATTCATTTATTCTCTTGCCAATAGAACTAGAACTTGATATGCTTGAAAAAGCAAAGAAGTACTTAAAGCAGTACTCATATCGTGAAGTAGCTAACTGGCTGACTACAAATACAGGCAGACAAATCTCTCACGTAGGATTAATGAAACGGTTGGATAATGAGCGAAGACGGAAAAACAAAGCTGGAAGCCTACGCAAATGGGCAGACTATGCGAAAAAGGCAGTCGCCAAAGCGGAAGAAATCGAGCGCACCAGACTTGGCGCAAAAGAAAACAAAGACAACATCAGCCAAGAAGACGCAGCTTGATACATCACCTACAGTTACTAGCCAAGCTCCTGTTGAAGAACAACATAATATTATCTTCAAACCTAACGAAGGACCGCAGACAGACTTTCTAGCTGCAGGTGAACGTGAGGTGCTATTTGGAGGCTCTGCAGGGGGTGGTAAGAGCTACGCCATGCTTGCTGACCCTTTACGCTTTATGGGCCACCCTGCCTTCTCAGGATTGCTCCTACGGCATACTACGGAAGAACTAAGGGAACTTATCTTTAAGTCACAAGAAATGTACCCTAAGATTTGGCCCGGCATTAAGTGGTCAGAACGTAAGATGCAGTGGACTGCGCCCTCTGGTGCGAGACTGTGGATGTCCTACCTAGATAGGGAAGATGACGTCCTGCGCTACCAAGGTCTAGCGTTTAGTTGGATAGGCTTTGACGAGTTAACTCAATGGCCCACACCCTTTCCGTGGAACTATATGAGATCACGTCTACGGTCCACTGCAACTGATTTACCTGTGTACATGAGAGCTACTACAAATCCGGGTGGTAGGGGTCACCACTGGGTTAAGAAAATGTTTATTGACCCTGCTAGTTATGGAAAAGCTTTTGATGCAACAGATATTGAAACAAGTGAAGTACTACGCTACCCTGCTGGACACGCCAAAGCTGGCAGGGCTTTATTCAAACGCAGGTTTATACCTGCCCGTCTTTCCGATAATCCTTATCTAGCTGAACAGGGTGACTACGAAGCAATGCTTCTATCACTACCAGAACAGCAAAGACGACAGTTACTTGACGGTGATTGGGATATTAAAGAAGGCGCAGCCTTTACAGAGTTTGACAGAAACATACATGTAATAGAACCTTTTGACATACCTAACAACTGGGTAAAGTTTAGAGCATGTGACTACGGATACGGAAGTAAGTCTGGTGTAATCTGGTTTGCGGTATCTCCTGACGAAAAGTTAATTGTATACAGAGAACTATATGTAAGTAAGGTTCTTGCCACAGACTTAGCAGACATGGTGCTAGAGCTAGAGGCAGGAGATGGAAACATTAAGTACGGAGTTCTCGATTCTAGTTTGTGGCATAAACGTGGAGACACTGGCCCAAGCCTTGCTGAACAAATGATTATGAAGGGTTGCAGATGGCGTCCTTCAGATAGATCAAAGGGATCAAGGGTGTCAGGAAAGAACGAAGTACACAGGCGTTTACAAGTAGACGAGTTTACAGAAGAACCAAGATTAGTATTCTTTAGTAACTGTACTAATTTAATTTCACAATTACCTGCATTGCCTATTGATAAAAGAAACCCAGAAGATATTGATACTACATCAGAAGACCACTTGTACGATGCTTTAAGGTATGGTATTATGTCAAGACCACGTTTCAGTATATTCGACTACGACCCTATGGGTAGACCTCCTACTGGTATGCGAGTTGCAGACTCAACGTTTGGTTATTAAGGAAAGATAAATGGTAGAAGACAACGAAAGTTTCATTGAGGATGACTCTATTATCTTAGCGGATAGTGATGACTCAGACATAGAAGATGTAAACACATCTAAAATTATTCCATTTATTATGGATCGGTATAGCCGTGCGGAAGATCATAGACAGCAAGATGAGCAACGTTGGCTACGTGCCTACAGAAACTATCGTGGCTTGTATGGTCCTGATGTACAATTTACTGAGGCAGAAAAGTCTAGGGTATTTATTAAAGTAACTAAAACAAAAACACTTGCAGCCTACGGTCAAATTATTGATGTGCTATTTGCAAGTCAGAAGTTTCCGTTAACAGTAGACCCAACAGAACTTCCTGACGGTGTAGTTGCAGACGTAAGTTTTGATCCTAAAGAACCTGAACAATTAAAAAACTCTGGCTTAGATGAGCAAGTAAGTCCTTATGGATTTAAGGGTGACGGTAAAGATTTACCTGCAGGTGCTACAGCGGCAACCTTAGCAGATAGCCTTGGACCACTAGAAAATAAACTAGGCGAGATTGAAGGCTTACGTAAAGGTGTAGGTAAAACTCCTACTTCAGTTACATTTAGTCCAGCTATGGTAGCTGCTAAGACAATGCAAAAGAAGATACATGACCAGCTAGAAGAATCTAGTGCAAGTAAACACCTACGTAGCACAGCTTTTGAAATGGCACTCTTTGGTACTGGTGTAATGAAAGGTCCATTTGCTGTAGATAAAGAGTACCCTAACTGGGGAGATGACGGTGAGTACTCCCCTATTATAAAAACAATACCACAAGTATCACATGTATCTGTGTGGAACTTCTATCCTGATCCAGATGCAACTAATATGGACGAAGCTCAATTTGCTATTGAACGACATAAGATGTCACGTACACAGTTACGTGCATTAAAGCGTAGACCTTACTTTCGCCCTACTGTAATTGAAGAAGCAGTGCAGCTAGGTGAGAACTATAATAAAGAATACTGGGAAGATGATCTATCAGATTATGTACCTGACTATGGTGTACAACGTTACGAAGTCCTAGAGTATTGGGGCATGTGCGATACAGATATGTTAATAGAACAGGGTGTAGATATACCTAGTGAACTATCTAAGGTAGATGAGTTACAAGCTAACATATGGATATGTAATGGTAAACTACTGCGTATGGTACTTAACCCATTTAAACCTGCTAAGATACCTTTCATGGCTGCACCGTATGAGTTGAACCCTTACTCTTTCTTTGGAGTAGGTATTGCAGAGAATATGGATGACACACAAACTCTTATGAATGGTTTTATGAGAATGGCTGTTGACAATGCTGTATTATCTGGTAACCTTCTTATTGAGGTAGATGAAACTAACCTAGTACCGGGACAAGACTTATCTGTGTATCCGGGCAAAGTCTTTCGTAGACAAGGTGGCGCACCCGGACAAGCTATCTTTGGCACTAAGTTTCCTAATGTCTCACAAGAAAACTTACAGTTATTTGATAAGGCACGAGTACTAGCGGATGAGTCCACTGGGTTCCCATCATTTGCACATGGTCAAACAGGTGTGTCTGGTGTAGGCCGTACTGCTTCAGGTATTAGTATGCTTATGGGTGCTGCACAAGGTGGCATAAAGAGCGTAATTAAAAATGTAGATGACTATTTACTTAGGCCACTAGGTGAAGGCTTGTTTAGATTTAATATGCAGTTTGATTTTGACCCAGCTATACGTGGTGACTTAGAAGTTAAGGCACGTGGTACAGAAAGCCTTATGGCTAATGAAGTACGCAGCCAACGACTAATGCAGTTTATGCAGATTGCTTCTAGTCCAGCACTAGCACCCTTTGCTAAGTTTCAGTATGTTATTCGGGAGATTGCAAAGTCTCTTGACCTTGATCCAGATAAAGTAACTAACAATATGGATGAAGCAGCAGTACAAGCAGAACTTATGAAAGGCTTCCAACAACCAGCTACTGAAGGACAACCTGCTGCAGGTGCAAACCCAGCAGACCCTACAGGCGCAGGTGGCGGCACAATAGGTACGGGACAGATTCCAGTACCACAAGAACAGGGATTTAGTGGTAATGCAGGACCGGGAACACCTCAACAAGCTCAAGGCGTTAGTGAACAGCCAGCCCCAGTGGGACCAGTTCAATAACTACCTTAAAGAACTTATTAATCAACAACAACGTATAATGGAACAAACAGATAATATTACAGTGTTATACAGGGCGCAAGGTGCTTTGTATCAATTACGTAGACTACTTATGCTTAGAGATGAGGTACTGAAGAATGGATAACACAAACCGTCAAATGGAAATGTTTAACGAGGGTGGCCTTAATCAAGAAGGCGGTATGGTAGATGAAGTATCTGGTAACGAAGTTCCAATGGGAAGCACTCGTGAAGAAGTTAGAGATGACATACCTGCACAAGTAAGTGAAGGTGAGTTTATATTTCCTGCAGACGTAACACGTTTTATTGGCCTTGATAAACTTATGCAACTACGTCAAAAAGCTAAGATGGGCCTCAAGCAAATGGATGCTATGGGTCAAATGGGTAATAGTGATGAAGCTACTATGTCTGATGATATGCCATTTGGTATGGCTGACCTAGTTGTTATTGATGGACCCGATGAAGATGTACCATCTGGAATGCACAAGATGCCTGATGGGTCATTGATGGAAGACTCAGAAATGCCACAGAAAAAAGCCAAGGGTGGTTTAGCCTTTGCAAATGGTGGCATATCTATGCCTGACTTTGATCGTAGTAATCAAGACGTTCGTATATATGTAAAGGAAGGCTCGCCTGATAAACGTATACCTTTCTTTAATGGTGAGCCAGTTATACCTATAGAGAATTTACTTGCACAAGGTTACATACTAAAAGGTTCTGAGCCTGTAGAGAAAACAGAAACAGAAGAAGCAATACCTACACGTAGAAGAATTAGTGATCGTACCCCTATGAAGAAAACACCTTTCCAAGAAGCAGGTGGGTGGGGCATGAAGTTTAAAGACGCTAATGGTGTTGTTGATTCCGCTAAAGTTAAACTATGGACAGATGAATATGCAAAAACTTCAGGTAGAACTCCTGCTGTTTTAACTGGTATTGCTACAGTACTTGGTGGGCCATTAGGTATACTAGTACACTTGGCAGGTAAGGGAAATGCTAAAAATGCTGCAGCTAACTACGAAAGAGTATTGAAAGCTGCTCAACAAACGAATGTAGAAGGTCAGGTAAAGGCACTTCAAAATATAAATACAGAAGTTATAAAAGGTAAAGAAGATGAAGATAAAAGTATACTTGTTAAAATTATAGATGGACTTAAAGGTGCACTTGGGTTTAGTGACGATGAAGCAGATGAAGCAGTTAACGTTGCTGGAAGAGCTTCTGTAGAAACACCTGAAGAAAGAGCAGCAAGATTACGTGCTGCCGAAGCTGCAAAAAAAGAAGGCATTGCCTCTGCAGATGCTTTAGATCAAGAAAATACAGAGCTAAATCAGATGGCAAGAGAGCGTGCTGCCGAAGCTAACGTTAAGGCGTTTAGAGATGAAGAAGCCAATTTATTTACTGACCAAAGCATGACAGTTGCTGAAGGTGAAAAGCTTACTACCGAAGCTACTGCTGCTACTGCGGATGCTAATGCGCTAAAATCTGCTGCTGGACGTGAAAAAACTGCTGCTAATGTTGCTAATGAAAAAGTTATTGCTGATGAAAATGCTGCTGCCCGTAAGGCTGCTGCAGTAGAAAGAATACAAAATACAGGATTAGTCAATACTATACCGGGTGCTGCTGTTGCAGCTAACACTGTTGCTGCTCCAGAAAATCCTACAGTAGCAACAGCAGATCCTAACAATTTATTTAGCCCAAAGGATCAAATAGATGTTGCCGCTGGGCAATTGGGTTTAGATATAAATACGATAGATAATGAAACTCTTAGAAATATGCAAATGGTAGTGCCTCAAATTGATGCTGGTGGTATTGATGCAGCCCAAGCAGCAAGCACAGTTAATCCTAATGTAGGTCTTTATTTAAAAAATTTAGCACTGAATTTTTATTCAGGTGGAGTAGATTATACAGACCTTGGACCTTTGGGGAAACCTAAAGATATATCAAACGAGGCAGCAGTAGCGGAAGCTATTGAAAATTTTCCAGATAAATCTAAAGAACTTATAGCTTCTGGTACTAATAGTGTAGCAGAAATGCTAAAGGAAAGAGAAAGAATACGAGCAGATAAAGATAGATCCGAAAGAAAAAGAAAAAAAGAAAGAAGAGAAAGAGCAGCAGTGTTAAGGTCTGATGCAAAAATTAAAATTGGAAACTTAAATGAAGGTAAGGCAGGAAGAAGTAGTTCTGAAGTAGCTAAAGGTATTGTTAGTGGAAAAGATTTATCTACAGGAACAGGTGCGGCTACAGAAGGTGGTGCAGAGCTAGATAGAAAATATGGAATAACTGGTCTAAACAAAGGTGGTTTGGCTAGTAGACGTAAGAAAAAATAATAACCACCACATATGCTGGCTACTCATCCCCCTACCAACATAGGCTACGGTGGCCCCAGAAAGAAAGAACTAAAATGAATACTACTACTATGGCAGGAGAAGTAACCACTCCCAAAAAGGTTGCATTTGTAGATAGGAAGAGTGCTAACTCAGATCGTATTGAACAAGATGAAGAAGAGTTAAAGCAACTACTTGCAGATAAAGAAGATGCACCAGAGGCTCAAGCACAAGAAGCTGAACCTACTACAGGTGAAGAGAAAAGTTTTAAGAAACGTTACGGTGATCTTCGCCGCCACATGCAGGAAAAAGAAAAGACTTGGGAAGACAAGTTTAAACAAATAGAAATGCAATTAGGTGACGTTACACGTAAAGAGATTAAGCTACCTAAGTCAGACGAAGACATTGATGCATGGGCAGCACAGTACCCAGACGTAGCAGCCATTGTAGAAACAATTGCAATTAAGAAAGCTCGTGAACAGTCTGAAGGTTTAGAGAGCCGTGTAAAAGAAATAGATGACATGAGAGCAAATGCATCTCGTGAGAAAGCAGAAGTAGAACTTATGCAAGTTCACCCTGACTTTGACTCTATACGAGACAGTGATGACTTCCACGATTGGGTAGAAGAACAACCTAAGTGGGTACAGGATGCACTGTATGAAAATGATAATGATGCTCGTTCTGCAAGTCGTGCTATTGATTTGTACAAAGCAGATAAGAACATTACAAAGAGTAAACCTGCGAGTAGCAAAGATGCTGCACGTTCGGTAAGTAACCGCACTAGCCGTAATGAACCCGATGCAAATAATACGGATGGAGCATTTAAAGAATCGCAAGTTGCAAAGATGTCACCACAGCAGTACGAAAAAGCTGCTGATGCAATCATGGATGCAATAAGAAATGGCAAGTTTGTTTACGACATGTCAGGTTCTGCACGATAAATTACTGTTGACAAATAAAAAATATACAGTATAACTATAGGTATAATACTTATTAGCCACCATTTGGTCTACCTAATAATAACTTACCAAATAAACAAGACTAAACAATACGTAAGACTTACCTGTTCAAGTATAGGCCCATAGAGTTATTAGTTGGCCGATTAATAACAATATGCACCCTAGAAAAGAGACAGCCTCTATGTGATAATGTTTAGCTTATAGATAAGCCTAAACTTTATAGGAGGAACTATTATGGCTTTTACAACCGCAACAGGTTATGGGAATTTACCAAATGGTAATTTTAGTCCTGTAATCTACTCCAAACAGGTACA